GGTGTAGGTGACGCTCTGACCAGCCGAGGCCAGCAGTTCAGCGACGACCTTCGCATCCAACTTCGTGTGCCACGCCGAGATGAGGTCGTTCATGACGATGCTGTCCACGCCAGTGCCACGCTCCAGAGCCTGTCGGCTCACGGTCTGCTGACCAGCGATGGTCTCAACGGAGATGTCCAACTTCGTGTCATCCATGTTGGTCTCCGAGACAGCAGAACCTTCGGTCTGCACATCAACGCTGGAGCCAGTGGTGATCTTGGAGATGGAGATGGTCAGACCCTGAGCAGGCAGCGGATGCTTGCGAGCAGCGTCAGCAACAGGCCGTCCGGCTCGTGCATACGGAGCAGCGAGGTCGGTGAGGTACTGCGGAACGACGAGGCCGGCGAAGTTGGCACTCGTGACATCACGACGCTCAATGCGCTCTTCGCTCATGTGGCGAGCAAGACGCTCACGAGCCTCAACATCGCCGTTGAACTGTGCGTTGAAGGCATCCACGAGGAAGTTGTTGCTGGCGTTCTTCTCGTAGGTACGAGCCTCACGCTTCACTTCCACGATGGCAGTGTTGGTGCGCACCTCAGCAGCAGCCTTGCTGCGAGCCTCGAGTTCCTTGTGCATCTTGATGGACTCATCCAGATCGGCAGCACTGCGAAGCGCAACGGCGATCTTGTCATCCTCTTCAGCAGTCAGTTCACGAGCCTCGGCCTCAGCCACAGCAACGATCTGCTCGGCCTCAGCGAGAAGGCTGTTCCGCTTCTCGGTGATCTTCTCGGACATGGACATTGTTGGTTCCCCTTTCACGGGATCGGTGTCAGTTGTACCAAGTGATCGGACAAGTGACCTTCAGATCGGCTTGTGATCGGCTTGCGCTTTACGGAGTTGAATCTGCCGTTTACGCACATTCAATGCCGTTGTGTTCGGCAGAGTAACAGTCTCTGTGCTGTTTCTGCTGCGAACCTGCGCCACAGTCTGCTCATAGGCAGGATAGGTGACGACCGAAACATCAAAGAGTTTCACTTCACGCAGTTCACGAGTGCGCTTGTCAGTGCTCCATGAATCCTTCACGGTCTCAAAGGCGAAACTCATCTGGCTGATATCGCCACGACGCAGCGCAGAAAGAATCTTCGCAGCATCAGGATTGTTCGTATCCAACTGCGCCTCAACACGAAGTCCGTAGTCATCCTCTTCAAGAAGGAGCGTGCCGGAACGACTGCGTGCCAACGGCACTCCTTCATGGTCAATCAAGAGGCGAACATCAGCACCATCTTTGATGGTCTTGCGGAATGCGCCACGCTTCACGAACTCTGTCCACGGCAACGGCTCGCTCGGGCTGTCAAAGACCGCTGCATAGCCGACAAGCGTGCTGCCATCACCAACAGAACGCATCTCCAGATTGGAGTAAGCAATGCAGCGATTACCAGTTTGCTGAATGACCCACGACTTCGGGATTGTGACGCAGGCTTCCACTTCCACTGTGAGGCCATCGGTGGTTTCTTCCTCGCCATCTTCCATTGGTTCTGCTTCTGGCTGTGCATCTTCCATCGGCATCTCTTCTGGCTGCTCGCCATCTTCAGGAAGCATGATGGCGTTCTGCTCCCAACTGCGCTTCACATCCAGTTGTTCAACGATGCTATTTGCGTAGGTCATTGCTCGTTTCGCTCCAGCCTTTGTTCCATCGCTTCCCCATAGGAGATGAGCGACATAGCCTGCCGTGATTTCTCCACCTTCAATCGCATCCAAGTCTGGCATGTGCCGTGCTATCCAAGGACCGATCTTGCGCCACTTTGCTTCTGTGACTGTTCCTGCAGCCATCTTGCGTGCATCTTCCACTGTTTGTGGTTGCAGGCCATCTCCGCTGTATCCCTCTGCATGCAGTTTGAGGCCTTTGCGTGCTGCTGCACGCATGTATGAAGGAGGTGCGAGGTTGACTGCACGCACTTCACCAACAGGCTCAATACCTTCGCTGATACTTACTGCAACCATCTGATCAATCGCATCTTGCTTGGTGCTATGGCACGCAAGTGTTTCTGCTTCGCCGTCAGCATTGATCTTCACAGTTGCCCAACCTGCACAGTCAGGCTGCGTATCACTAATCCCGTAAGGCATCAATCCACATCCGGCGTAAGGACACGCACTTCCTGCGTGTCTGCAGCAACGATTGCATAGAGTGGCTGTCCTGCAGGCAAATGCAACTCAAAGGGGACAGCGTGCTTCTCTGTTGCCATGCCGTTCGCTGCAGTGACATTTGAGCCACCGATGTAGACAGTGCCGTTGCCAAGAACATGCAGATAAACAGTACGATTGATGTTGTCTGCAGGAACAATCACTGAAGCGGTTGTGCCTACCGTGAATGACGCACTGTTCATGCTTGCTTCTCCGCATCTTCTCCGAGGAACGGAAGGTCTGGCGTTCCTGCCATTGGTGCTCCGGGGAGATTGAGGACAAACCTGTCTCCACCTTCGTATGGCTCTCGGTTCTCAATGTGGCGTGCTTCATTCGGTGTGAGCATGCCAGCAGATATCTGCATCTGTGCTGCTCTGATGCGTGTTGCGAGGTCTGCACGCATGAACTCATCTGCATTGAAGTGCAACCGTTGATTCGCAGGCACGAGATCAGACAGGGCATCCTCTAGTCTCCGCATCCACGGAAGCAGCGTGTGTCGCACGAAGATAATGCCAGCCGATTCAACATTCTGATAGGTCTGGCTGTCTCCACCTGTACCGAGGATCAGATGCAGTGGGATGCGATAGAAGCGTGCGATCTCTCGCACGAGTTGCTCTCTGTGCGCCATCGTGTCCATGTCTGCAGCAGATGCAGTGATCGGCTTCCACTTCAGGCCACCTGTGAGCACAGCAGGCTTTCTGTTCTTGTAGTGCGTATCAATCCAAGTTTCACGCAGGATTTGTGCCTGTTCTTGCGTCAGCGTTCCATCTGTCTCTAGCACGCTGCTCGGAGTGCCTCCATCGCCGTACCACGCAGAAAGGAACCTATTGATGGCAATGTCCGTGCCAATGATGTTCCTGAGAACATCAATCGGTGAGATTCCGAGAGGCTGATTAGGCATCCGCATCCACACGATGTGCTTTATCTCACTGCTGTCGTAGACATCCTTGCCGATCTGATACTGAGGCCTGCCGTCCGTAGTGACCTTCACCCTCACCGTTGATGGGTGGATGTTGCGGATTTCTAGCGGATAGATGCCCTTCATGGGAGTCCACCAGAACGCATTGCCATGAATCGCCAGCGTTGCGATGGTCTGCTGCACGAAATCAAACATCAACTGTTCATCGTTCGGCCTCTTGAACACAGAGGGCAACGGCATGTTCTGCCATCTACCTTGTTTGTCGTTCTGCAGAGACAGAGGCATTGTTGCAACGCTGTCTGCCAGCAGTGTGACTGATGCTGATACTGCGCTCGAGGTGAACGCTGTTCCCTCGTTGACGACTTCGCCAGACCAGTTGCCGAAGATTGGGCGTGCTGTGAGTTGGTTCGGGTCAATGCTCGTTGGAAGAGCACGACGCTCAGGCCGGAAGAGGCTCACGAGTTGGCCTCACATGCAGCAACAAGGATGATGCCAGACACGATCATGGAAAGCGGAATGTTGATCATTGCGACACCTGCGCAGGCTAAGAGTGCTCCAACTGCTTCTACGGCGAAGAGGATGCGTTTCTTCATTCCATCACCATACTGACTCAATCGTAGGAGATGGCGTGTTGCTCTGCCGTCTTGTTGCTCTGTCTAGTGCCATGCACATTGCAATCGCTGCGTCAATCTTGCGCTTGCTGCGTCCTTTACTCAGTCTCCAGCCTGCTTCTGTCATGCGCTGTGCTGCAGACAATACTTGGTCTGTGAATGTTGGTGATCCGTCATGCACAACTTTGCCGGACACGATCATGTCGTAGGCATTGCCACAGGCCGGAATCATGCGTTGTGATGATTGTGGGAACTCCAGCATTGGCAGGCCGTCATCTAGCAGTGCTTCTGCGCTGCGCTGGAAGAACGCCGGATCGTATGCAAACTCACGAATGTTGTATTTGCTGTGTAGTTCACGCAGGTGCATTTCAATCGCTGAGATGTCTATGGCTTCAGCATCTGGATGCCAGATACGGCACGACAGATGCACTTTGCCGTCCTCCTGTGGCTGTGCAAGCACGACAGCGATGGAGTCGTGCTTTAGTGCCATGTCAATCCCAACAAACGCTTCAGCATCAGGATTGATGTCCGTTGTGCCTGTGCATTGTTCCCATGCGCCGACAGGAAGCCAACTCTCCTGTGTTCTAACCCATTGATTGAGCCTGAACCTGCGGAACGCCATCTCGCTTGTTTGCCGTGCTGATACTTCTAAGTCCTCACGGTCTAGAAGGCCGAGCGTCAGGTTCGGGTTGGCTGCAATCCACTGTGCTTCATCGGTGATGCTGCAGTCGGTCTTGCCTTCCCACCAATAGAAGCCGAAGGCCTCATCCTGCTGCTCATTCGCTACAACTGATTTGCCGTACTGATAAAGCCTTCCTGCGAGCGAGTTGAGATCAAAGCCTGCAGTGGTGATGGCAATAGTGAGAGGGTCTACTCGTGCGCCAGAGCCGAGCGTCAGCGCATCCCAGAGGTCATCGTTGTGCTGGACATGCAACTCATCAAACACAACGAGTGATGGGTTGAGGCCTTGCTGCAGTTTGCCGTCAGATGAGAGGACACGATAAACGCCTCCGTAGCGTCGTACCTCAATCGCATCACGGTAGACATTACATTCCTTGCTCAACATCGGGCTTTGCAGAATCTGCTGCTTGGCTTCATTGAACACAATGCGTGCCTGCTGCCTGTCGCCTGCTGCTGAGTAGACCTCTGCTCCAGCCTCGCCAGCGAACAGGCCATAAAGTGCAAGCGTAGAGCCGAGCAGCGACTTGCCTTGTTTGCGTGGAAGGCCAACGAGGACACGCCGATAGCGCAGTTTGTTATCTAGCCTGCGTTCCAGCATGGCCTCTAAGAGCCACTGTTGCCACTCAGTGAACTGAAGAGGCTCGCCGGCTCTAACACCTTTGGTTGTTGTAAGCCATTGTTCTGCAAACTGCGCTACGAGCGCACCATCAGACTGTTTATGCAGACGCTTTGTGTAGAAGGTTGGTTGCCACTGCTTCTTAGGATTGAGCACGCTTCGCTGCGACACGGTTACGGAACTCCTGCAGTGCATCTGACTGCTCGCTGGATGTGCCAAAGCGTGCTCTGTCTGTCGGTGTGAAGCCAAGTTGTGCGAGGTTCTGCGCTATCTGCTTCTCCAGCATTCGCAGTGCTGCTCTGTCTCTCCACTCCATGCCCTTCCTGAACATGCGATCACGCAAGATCGCTCTCTCGTCAGTCTGCTCACAAACAAGCAGAATCAACTCTCTATCGCACTGTCTATGCAGCCACGGAGAACCAG